TTATTTAAATATTCATAGTATTCAGTTCCGTCCGCAGTATATTCATCTGTCAAATTTTGAATACCTGATAATTTGCGTTCCAATACGTATGTACTAATAACAACATTATTATTTACAACTACATCTACTTTGTCTCCGCATTCTATACACGGATTTCCTATAGCTGCTACTGAATATGGAGTATATGATATATTTTTTACTTCTTCGTAAAATCTATATGCAATTTCACGTAAATAATCAATATCATCTGAAATAAATATTGTTGTAAGTTCAAGAGGATATAAATTATCATAACCCATTCCGTAAATAACGCTTGTACCGCTACTTCCGTGTTTAAGATATACTCCCTCGATGTATTCAGTTGTATAATCTTCGTATTGAAGTTTTCCTTGATGATAGCGACTTTTTTTCAACGTATAATCGGATTCTTCATTGCTGTTTTTAAGCTTTACATACCTAAATATTCCGTCACGATTAATTATTCCGAATCTTGCATTTAAGGCACATATATCCCTTAAAACATCACCTGCATATAATTCATCAAGATACTGTCCCGTTCTCAGAATAACATCATCAAACGGTAATTCGGTTTCTTCTTGCGGAATCCCCAAATGTTCAAATAGTTGATCACGAAAAAATCTAAGTGTTACCGGAAACAGAAATCCATTGTACCATTCGGATATTTCCTTATTGATAAGGTAAAACATCGCATCATACGCTTGTATATCTCTGTTTTTCTTGTCTGCTGTAAGCTTATCCGAATGAACTCTATAATATCCTATAACAAATGGATTGTCGTAATCATCATTCAGAATTTGAGAAATTATGAGCCATTTGTCCTTTAATGGTTTAACATCACTTGTTACACGGAATTCAACCATACTTGCTTCACAACCGCCGAATTTTAGTTCTGTTTCGGCTGAAATGCTTTCCGTAAGTGAAAATTGTTCGTAATGAATTTGATTGTTAGTTGTTTCAGTATTATCATCGTTGCAATAAATTATAAGTTGCTTCTTTACACCGTCTTGTAAATACAAATCATTTGCTATATGATTAATCATCCGCAAGACCTCCTATAAACGCAAATCTGATAGGCTGATATTTAATTACACCGTCAAATATTCCGTATATTTGCGGTGTAAAGTCCGAAAGATATGCCTTTTGCGTTACATATCCGTTATACTCAGGAATAAATACAGTAACATTAAGGCTTCTCTCTTTTTCGGATATGTAATTTGCTTGAATGTTACTCATAATCTCAGCAAATGTATCGTTTGTCATTAGCGGAACTGTTTCAAACTCCGCCTTAAAAGCTTTCAGTTCAACTGCATTTCTGTGCAAATATCCATCTGCATCTGTCCACGGATCTAAGTCTTGCATATTTACATAAGGTTGGTATGTGTCCGCTTTTATGTACTTGTGCGGAAATTTATAATCTCCTAATTTAATCAAATAACCTTGATATGACATATTTTTCACCGTCCTTTATTTTGCGTGAAAAAAGAGAGGTGTTACCCTCTCTTTAAAAATCAAACGCAAGTCTGCCTGTTCTGCGTGAATAATTCTTTGCTGAATTTCTTACACTTTTAAATACTGCATCGGAAGATATTCCGTATTCCTTTTCAGCAATAACTTCAAGTAAACCAACCGCAGTCTGTAATAAGCTTGCTTCTGTTTGTCCTGTCGAATATACTGCATCGGCAATACCTGTTATTTCAGTACCGCTTGCAACCGCAGTACGTCCACCAACTGAGCCGACAATCTCGGGTATTCCGTTTTCTCCTGCAAAGAATAAACTTGCACTCTCAGGAAATCCGCCTGTTTGGAATGTAGGAATTTTACCGAGATTAATAGTTTTGCCCTCAAAAACTTGTTTACCACCTATATTTATAGGGTCTATTTTGAATTTAAGCTTGCTGTTGAGCCAAGTTGCGAATTTATTCCATATTTCTTTTATGCTTGCAACAGCACCATCCCATACGTTTCTAAAAGCTTCGCCAACACCTGACATAGCATTTGTCCACTTTTCCTTTGTGAACCACGGTGCAACACTTTCGCTCCACCATTTGGATATAGCGTTATTATTCCACCAATCAACAATAGTATTCCAACCGCTTATCCAATTATCTTTTGTGGCGTTCCAAGCAGAAACAGTATCAGCTTTGATTATATCCCAACCATTACGCCAATTAGTTTGAAACTCCGTCCACTTTTCAGCAGATGTTGTTTCAATTGTTTCCCATCCACTTTGCCAATTAGAAGTAACATTATCCCAACCACTTTGAGCGTTAGACTTTATATCATTCCAACCACTCTGCCAGTTAGATTTAAAATTGTCCCAACCTTCTTTCGCTTCGTTCCATTTCGCTTGCCAATTAGAAACAGTTTGGTCCCATCCTGTTTTTAGCAGTTCGACAACGCCATTCCACCATTCAGCTATGCCTTGTCCCGTTACTTTTAATCCTTCAAGCCAGTTATCAAATGTAACAATTTCTTTTAAGGCTTCTATATCTTCTTCAAATGTAGGAGCTTCTTTACCTGTAAATGTTTCATAAATCCAAGTACCAAGTTTCCAACCGCCAATAGCTGCCGCTATACCACCCAGAATTCCTGTGGCAATCCACACACCCATTTGAGAAAGAGAACCTGTAGCCATTACTGCTTGTGGATTTTTAGTAAGTATTCCAATCAAGCCACCACTACGCAACCAAGCATCCCAAATACCTGATCCAAGTTTTGTTACTATTGTTTTTGCGGCTTTGCCTAATGCAGTTCCAAGCCCTGCGTTTTTTGCTAAATCAAAGCCAAGTTTAGCAGCAATGGCTTGCGCAAGCTTTTTTGAAATTTCCGCAGCTATCCAACTAAGAACTTTGGCTCCTAAATGTAAGCCTAAAATTTTCTTAATTGTTATAGCACCGATAATTACTGCAACTGTTTCAAGCTTTAATTCGGAGAAAAACTCTTTTACTTTTTCCCAAGCATCAGCCCATTTTATATTAGCAAGAGCTGTTTTAATAGTTGTTAACAATCCGTGTGCCCATACATTAAGAGTTTTTGCAAGATTCACAAAATCAAATGTAGCAAAGAAATTGTTTATTGCACTTGCAATGGATAAACCGAGATTTTCAAAGTCAAATTGCTCTCCAAACGCACGAAAAGCGGTTATTATTGTGTTTAAACCGCCTGCAATTGTTTTAGCAATGTTTCCGAATAATCGAGGCGAAATAAGACCGTTTAAGAAATCCGCAAGTCCTGTACCGAAATTTCTTGCTTTTTCATATACCGCATTCCAATTAATGCTCTCCATTGACTTGTTAAGTGCATCTTGGATATACTTTCCAAGTTCATAAAGATTGTCAATTTCGCTTTCATACTTCTCCCAAAGAGTTTCCCCTTTTTGCCAATCACCACCAAGTGCTGTACCTGTGCCAAGACCGCCTCCTGCACCGCCACTGCCTCCGCTTGCGGAAGTATCAGGCATTGATATGGTTTTTAATTCATCAAAGGCTCTTAGTCCTGCTTTCATCTTTTTTACGTTATCTGCCGCCGCACCTGTACTGTCAGCTAAATCATCAGCATACCCCGAAGCACTTTCAAAGTCTTGCGTTACTCCTGTACCGCCCTTTTGGAATGTCCATCCGAATATTTTTCCAAGTGCATTTGATATTGTTTCTGCAAATGCTATAACATAAGTCATTGCTGAATTAAACGCTTTTATAAGCGGTTTTAAAGCGTTTATAAGCGTACCACCTATGATAGCCGCCAACTGCTGAAAATTCTGTTTAAGTATTCTTACTTGATTTGCCCACGTCATTTGTTATCATAAAGGCTTTTTATCCTTTATTTCTTATAGTTTCCTATAAGTTCAGCATACATTTTCACCCTCGTTTTACGTTAGGTTTTCAGGTCACACTATATGCAACCGTGTCGGACACTCGTGGAGAGATTATATTTATTCACTCTCTATGCGTTACGGTGTTAATCAGCCTTTCGATATCTGATTAATTACCTCGGTATCGACTTATTGACTTATCCATTTATATCCGATAAATCAACTTAGTTTTTACCGATTTTGCCCGATTATCATTAATACATTTCTGTATTAAGCGACACATAGTTTATCGGCTGTTCTGACAAAATCTCCCTGTGCCGCCGTTGTATTGGCAAGCACATATTGATACCTTAACATTGTTTTCTCGGCTTGTGACATTGATTGAATATTCGCATCTAAGCCTTGTTTCATAGCCCATTCGGACAATGTTGCTTGCGTTAAATCAAGACCATAGGTTCTGAGCGGTCTTGTTTCTCCTGTAAATACAGATGCTAAATCTTCTGCAACTGCTGACTGCTCAACATTATAAAATGATGCCATATCTGCCGCAAGCTTAGTCAAATTGATTGACATATTAGCCATACTGTCACCAAGTTCACCATAAGCACTTACGCCTTTTTGTGCTAAAAACTCAGATGATTTTGCGACCTGTTGCTGAGAAATGCCTATTGCACTTCCCATAGCTTGAAATCGGCTTGCAACTTGCTTTACAGTAAGTTCAGACATACCAATATCTGTTATTGAATTTTTTGACATTTCCTCAACTAAATTTGAGTACTTACCAAAGGTTACATCAACAACGTTTTGTACTTCTGTTAAGTCAGATGATATGTCTATTGCTTCTTTAAGTTTGCCTGCCGCTCTAAATACAAGCCAATATGTAGCATACATTTTACCAAGAGCTGAAGCAAGTCCTTTTGTGCCTTTTATAGACCTTTTAGACACTTTGTTGTAACTTAGCAAATTAGTCCCTAATGAGTTTGCCGCACGTCCACCTGTTGAGCCTGTTCTCGCAAGTGCCGCCAAAGCATTTGTCATATCAATTATGTTCTGACTGACATTTGGTGATTTTGATAATATTACCATAAAGTTTTTAAGTTCTGTTGCTAGGTATTTTAAATTAGCCGCAGTTACACCTGTTTTTGCTCCTGCATTTGCCAAGGATGCTATTGCTTGAGAAAATGACACAGTATACTCCGATATTATAGGCACTTTTGACATAGTTTTAAAAAACGTATTTAATTCACGTTGAAGTGGATTTAAGCTTGAGGTAACTATTGGAATACCTGTTGCCGATTTTGCTAATCTTGCAAGTGCAGTCGTTAAAGAAAGTGTTGACTGTTGAATTCTAGGTAGTTTAGCAAAGTTTTTTGCAAGGCCTTCAATTGATTTTCCTATCGTACTAAAATTCAAATTATTTATATTTGTTTTAGCTAGTCTAGTGATACTATTAATAAAACTTTGTAAATTTTTATTATCAAAATTTGCGTTATTTAAAATTTTTAACCCACTTGCAAGAGGTTGTAAGTTGCTAGATATTTCCGATATTTTTTTACCATCAATTTTCTCTATTTTTTTTATTCCATCTGCAATACGTTTGTAATCTGGAACATCTATATTTGATAAACCTTGCATAGCCTCAGAGAAAATTTTTAACCCACTTGCAAATTTAGGCAATCCTTTTGTATCAATATTACCTAACTGTTTTGAAAGTATACCAAGTTTATTTACAAGATTAGTAAGTGCGGTATCGGCACTTTTGGCTGATGCGGATATTTCAATATCCAAATTATCTATTGTAGGCATATTTTCACCTCGCTTTTATATATAAAAAAAGAGAACGCATAAAACGTTCTCTGATTAATTTTCAATATTTGACATTTACAAAAATGGGTATATTTTGTGAAAGACATTTAATTTTTAACCGTTCAATCTCAAAATTGGGTTGATTTTGAGATTATAAATTTTCCTTTATACCGTTTACCAGCTTATAATATCCCCAATAAAGCGGTGAATTATTCTGTTGTGCCTCAGTAAGAGCATTTACAAAACCGCCAACATCAGATATAGGAAAATGTGAATTGTTAAGCTCCCAAACAATGTCATTTGGTGTTGTCAATTCTTTCGATTTCTTTATCACATTGTCAATCTGACTTTGTGTATCAGAATAATCAATGCCCAAATACTCCATTATGCCCTCTGCAATTCCTTTTGAGATTTGTTTCTGTCCGTCCTCTGAGCCTAAAACTTTTGCATCATCAGTATTGGTAATAAACGCAGTTTCAACAAGTACCGCAGGCATAGTTGTGTTTTTGATTACTGAGTAATTCGCTGTCTTTGTACCTCTTGACATCAAGTCTGTGTTCGACAATATTCCATTTAAAATATTTTTAGCTAACATCTCAGAGTTACCGCCTGTCTTATAAGAGTACACTTCACAACCCTTAGCGGTTGTGTTTGTAAACGCATTACAATGGATAGAAACAAATATGTCTGCTCCCCACGAATTTGCAGACGTGTATCTCGCACGCAAACTGTCGCTTATTGTACCGCCCACTATAACATTATCCGTTAGACTGTTTCTCGACATCTTCACGGAAATCCCTTTCGCAAGTAGAGTTTTTTCAACTCTACTCGCAATAAG